CAACGACGGCGAGCTCTTCTACGAGAGCTACTTCCACAATGGCATGCGCTGGGTGCGATGCCAGGCCATTGGCAATGCCAACGCTTACAACCACGATGCCCTCGATTGGATGGATGCCAGCTACTGGTCCAATGGCAAAATTGCCATGGCGTGGACTTTGGAACGGAGCTTTGGGGACAACCACATTTATCTGTTCCGCCGGGTCCCTGTTCAGGTGCGCCCTGCACCCCCGACTGAGACCACTTTGGCCGTCGCACTTAGGGACCCTCTCCTAATCTGCGACGTCGACCCGCGTGCCATCTCCGCAGCATTGCACAGCCGCACGCTCAGCCTGTCCACCGAGACTCGGCATCTTGAAGACCCCCGCGAGGTTGGCAGCCTTTGGACTATACGCTCCATCGCCAATTTCCTTGGCGTGTCTAACGGCCCTAGTTCAGCAGTCATCCCCAAGCGCGTAGTGGCTGAGATTGCACAGCGCGTTGCCATGAAAGCACGCAATGCTGACTGCTTCCTCATCGCGCAAGAGGCGGGACGGCGTATGATGTCCCAGCTCCAACTCCGGCCGGCTACCGCCATGCGTGCGCTTCCCTATGCAATCACCTTGGGATACACCGCCAGTCTTACCGAGGAGCTCGACGCCATCGAGCGTGTGATTGCGCCCTCGGCCCACCAGATGCGTGCGCTCAATGGCCTCCTTGGCGCCGGCCTAGTTAACGTGAGCATGCCATGGACCACTCGCCTCATCGCCTGGTTTGGACGTGCCATTAGGTGGTGCTATTCCTGGTTCAATGACCACCCCGCAGTCACCGAGAACCTGACTGGTCGGTGGTGGGACCAGGCAGTCTGGCTCGCACATGACGCACAGGAATGGTGGGCGCTCAACACCCCTACCGCCAGCCTCGCCCGCTATGCCACTGCTTGTTTCGCGAGGGCCAGCGCCACGTGCCACCATCCCATTGCTCACTGGCTCTGCAGCACCGCCCGGTACTTGTACCACGCTTCTTTCTCGATGTCTGGTGCTGTTTACATGGCTTACCGCATAACCACAACGATCCTACACTGGACGCAGCAGGCCGCGCACGCCACATTGACCCATACGCGGCACGGCCTTGAGACAGTCGCTCGACAGTTGCCTTCCGGAAGCCTCATGGACGTGCTGCGCAACCCCACCGAGCACATTGCCGTGCACGTGTTGATCGAAGAGGTCGCCAAGGAAGCTATCGACCGTTGCACCTACCCTGGAATGGGCGGTCTCTTGTTGGGAGGCGCCGAATTCGCCATGCGCATGGCCAACCTCTACGCAGTCAATCAGATCTCGACGGCCAGCGTAATTGCGTCCTCAATCCCACTGCTCCTACATCTCAACTCGCACCGAGTGCCCTTTCTGGCCCGGTGCGGATTCCATTATGGATGGAACCGCGGCGTCTACAACATACAGCTCGCTCGTTACAAGCAGGTCATTCAGCGCACTGATACCTGCGTTGAGGGACAACGACTCCCCACACCTGAGGAGCTCTATGCAAATCCTTACCGACTTGAACCCACGAAGCTACCCAGCATTAGTCGGCCAGCTTGCGTAGCCGTGGAATCGCTCCGTCTCTTAGGCCCTGGGCTTGCCCATCTGCAGCCCATCGTGCCCCGCTCATGTCAGCACAATGAGCTTGACTCCATCGCGTGGCGAGTCAACTGCCCAATTCGGGCTGACCGTCTCGCACTTGAGCGGTTTTTTGAGGTCGGCGTAGCCTTAGCGAGCCAGCTACGCCTTGATGAGCCCATGGACGGAGTCTCGCCCCGTGACCCAGCCCTATTCGAGGAGTGGCTGTTGAAGACAGCCTATTCCGTGGGTCGCAAACAAGCCCTGCGTCGCGCATGGGGCAAAGGATCAAGTATGCGCACACTACGGAGCGCTCGGATAAAGGCCTTCGTCAAGCGCGAGAAACTTCTCAAAGCTGACAACGAAGGTCCTACGGAATTCCACCCGCGGATGATTCAGGCGCGCCAGGATGAGGAACTCTCAGAAGGCGCACCCTGGGT